GCCATCGCCATACAGCGTGCCGCGCACGATCTCGTCATACGAGTTCAGCGCCGCCTTTACCGCCGTTCGGTCGTCCTGTTCCTTGATGCGATAGGCATGCCCGGCGAATTCCCCCGCCAGGGATTCCATCTTTGCGCCGGTCTGGGCAATGGTCTTGCCCACGTCCCCGCCGAAGGTCGACGCATCGGCGTGAAGGTTTTCGCGGAAATCAGGGATGCCGGCTTGCTTGACCTGCGGGCCATCATATTGCGGAATGTTGGGCATGCTCAGAGCCTCCCGAGGGTGGGCTTGCCGTACTGGTAGGTGTACCACTTGTCAGCAACGGAACCGGCCGAGGTCAGCAGGGTTGACCCAGACCCGATCAAGCCGGCCATCTGGCTATTGTTCCCCTGCATCTGGTTCAGCCGGGCCTGCGCCTCGTAATTGCCAGCCTGGGCACGATAGCCCCAGGCCTCCCGCTCGGCATTCGACCGGATGGTGAGGGCGTCGAGTTCACCATAGGCAGCGGTGTCTCCCAGGATATCGAGCCCGCTTGACCCTTCGTCCAATTGCACGCCAGCCCCAGCCAGGGCGGATTTCTGCTTGCCGAGCATGCCTTGCACCCGGAGGCGCTGCTGTTTCTCGGCGGCATCGCCCCGCGCCAGGGCATCGGCCGCCTGACGCTCGGCCATGATGGCGTTGTTGCGGGCAACAGCAGCCTGATATTCGCCGGCCGCGCCGGCTGCCTGCCCCTGCTGATATTGGCCGTACATCTGCATGGCGCCGCCCAGCACCGACGATGCCAACGAGGCGTACATCATCCAGGGTGTCGAGGCGGCGGCCACCGTGGCGGCCGATGTCGCGCCCATCGCCGCCGTGGTGCCGACCCCCGCCATGCTGGCGCCCCATCCCGCCCCGATAGCCGCCGTGCTGCCGACCGCAACCGACCCGGCGCCGGCAGCAGAGGCAGCACTAAGGGCGGTCGCTGCCGAGGCCGAGGCTGATACTGGTTCACACATGGCCAGACCTCTTTATGATGAACTGGTGAAACGGGAGGCCGAGTGCCCCGAACGGAACCGCCGGCAGGAATTCAGCGCCCATCCAGGCCAGCCACCGGAGCGACACGGCGTTGCGGGCGTCGACCCAATTGGTCAGCACCTCGAATTCGCGCAGCATATCGGAGACATAGTCGCGGCAGCGGCGCAGAAACTGCACCTGATAGCGGACCACGTCATCCGAACCGAGCAGCCACGGCACCCCGACACGAGGCGCATCAGGAACGGCGCCGACACCGAACATCACCACCAGCCGGCCATCGGCAAAGCCGCTCCATGACCGCGAGGATGCGTCCAGGGAGGCATCCAGCGCCGCCTGCGGCGTATAGCGTCCGGTCGCCCACACTTCCTCCCGATCCCCCTCCCGCATGACCGGGGCAAGGATGGTGGAGTGGAACCGGGTGGCCGGCAGGATGGTGACATCAATCGCCAATGTTGAACCTCGGGATGACGGCCAGGATGGTCATGGGCAAGGGGTCGCTTTGCCGGATGAACACCCGGCCCTCGGTGTCCCATGACGGCGGAATCGTGATCTCGACGTCGCCGGTCTTCATGTCGATGGGATCGCCCCAGGCCTCGGTGGCCCGCTGCTTGTATTCGACCAGATTGTCGGAGCTTGGCCCGATCCAGATGCCACGGGTCTTTTCGACGCGCAGGCCGACCGCCGAGATCTTCTTCTTCCGTCCCTGGACGGTGCCGCCCTGGACGGGAAGATCGATGTTCAGCGTCTCGACCTCGGACGTGAACGACAGGCCGATATGGGCCTTGGTGGTCGCATTCGGCAGGGTAACGCTTCCGCCGGTTACCGTCAGGCCGGTCACGACGTTGCCGTTCGATAGAGCCACCACCGATTCGCCTTCGAGGTGGTCGAGGCCGCTGATGACGGTCGCCGACGATCCGCTGTAGGTCAGGCCGCAATCGACGAAGAACGCATCCGCCACGTCGGTGAACTGCCGGGTGTGGAGCTTTTCGATATACCGCTTATCACCGCCATTGATGGACCGCTTGACCAGGAAATAGACCGCGTCCTCGCCGTCCTCGGAGATCACCGCGGCCGACTCGAACACGCCGTCCGTCTCATGCTTGCACCATGCCCAGACCTCATGCTCGCGCATATAGGTGAGCGACAGCGCCACACCGTCTGACCGGATGGCCCAGATGATCGAGTACGGCGACTGTGAATAGGACCAGTCGACGATGGTGTAGCCCTCGAACAGGTGGTTCGACAGCACCGACAGGTCGTTGCCGGTGTAGCCATCCACGTCAAGCTTGTAGCCGAGGTCGCGGACGATGGCGCCCTTTTCCTGGACGTACAGGATGGTGTCGCCGACCACCAGCGGGGGCGTATGACTGGACCCGCGATAGCCCTGCGGCTGCACCTTGATGCTGGCGGGGGTCAGGACATCGGTCTGACCGCCGGCCGAGATCAGCCATTCACCGCCACTGGTCATGGCCAACAGGTTCTTCAGTGGGACAAGGTGCCTTATCTGATTGACCTGCCGGGCTGCGATGGAGAACGTGATGGCGTCGTCGTCCTTGGTCGGGCTGGACACGCAAAAATTCTCGAAGTTCGCCGACTGGCTCATCCAGAAGGTCTGCGGCTTGTTGCTCGACGCGGCGTAGGTCAGCCGCTGTTCGTGGAAGGTGACGCAGCCAGGATAGTCCCCTGCCCC